AGGCAGTATAGAGTTTGATAACGGATCACGTATTATTGCCCAGGCTACTACAGAGAACACAGGACGTGGTTTAAGTATTTCGTTGCTATACAGCGATGAGTTTGCATTTGTTAGACCAAGTATAGCCAAAGAATTCTGGACTAGTATCTCTCCTACGCTGGCAACTGGTGGTAGTGCTATTATTACTAGTACTCCTAACAGTGACGAAGATCAGTTTGCGTTATTGTGGCGCGATGCTAACAAGTGCTTTGATTCACACGGTAACGAAACAGAGATTGGAATCAATGGATTTAAAGCATACCGCAGTTATTGGTGGGAACATCCTGATCGCGACGATGTATGGAAAGAAGAAGAACTAGGACGCATTGGCGAAGAACGATTCCGTCGTGAACACGGTTGTGAGTTTATTATTAACGACGAAACGTTAATTGATAGTCTAGTACTAACTAATATGGTAGGAACTGAACCCATTAGTAAACAAGGCACAGTTAGATGGTATGCAAAGCCTAAAAAAGGAATGACTTACTTAGTAGCACTTGATCCTAGTCTGGGAACAGGTGGCGATCCAGCCGCTATACAAGTTTTGGAAGCGCCAAGCATGATTCAAGTTGCAGAATGGAGACATAACAAAACCCCTATTCCTGAACAGATTAAGATACTACATCAAATTTGCAATATTATTGCTGAAGAAACTAACGATAAGAACAGCGTTTACTACAGCGTAGAGAACAACACTATTGGCGAAGCAGCACTAATAAGCATTGCTGACATAGGTGAAGAAAACTTTCCTGGTGTATTCCTTAGTGAAACTAAGGGACACGGGAACAGTAGACGATTTAGAAAGGGATTTAACACAACACCACGAAGCAAACTCACTACATGCAGTAAGTTAAAAACGTTAGTGGAGTCTAGTAGACTAACCATTAACAGCAAGTTATTAGTAAGTGAACTTAAAAACTTCATTGCTAGTGGTGGGAGTTATGCAGCAAAGATTGGAGAGACTGATGATCTTGTAATGAGTACTATCCTTGCCCTGCGTATGGCAACAGAACTTAGGAATTTTTTACCTGAAATAGACAGTCAAATACGTGATTCAAGTGATTCTGATATCCAACCCATGCCCTTCGTAATGTTATAGGTTTAATAAATACATGATAATGGATACAACCGCACGAGATTTATTCGAAAAACTAAAAGGACAGTTTAAGAACCTTACACTAGGCAAAGAGGACGGCACACGTACTCTTATCCCTAGTGAAACCAGCTTCTTTGAGTTTGACTATCACAATGATGAAAGCAAACTAGGAAGTGTAGTAGTTAGCCTTGTTGATGAGGGCAGTCTTAAAGTTTACTTTGCAACCAACATTATGGACGATGCAAACAGTGAATCCAAAGATAATTGGTATGGATTTTTAAAAGGTTTAAGAAAGTTCTCAACACAGAACATGCTTAATTACGAAGCAAAGAATATATCTAAGGAGCGGTTAGACAAACGTGATTTTGAGTATCTATCAAAACAGAATAAGACAGAGGAAGAGCTAACCATGGAAAGCAAACTATACGGGAGTAGACAAAAGAGCTACCAAGACTTAAATGGAGCTAAACTAATTGTTCAGCATACCAAAACTGTTGATGAAGATAAAATGGGATCACGTAGTAGAAACATTCGTGCCGTTTATATTGAAAACAGTGACGGAGAAAGATTTAAGTTTGAAAACAATTACTTGCCAGGGGCTAGAGCAATGGCTCGCCATGTAAGTAACGGTGGTTATCCTAGAGATGAGTTTGGCGCACATATTTCAGAGATTATGGCAGAGATGACTGAACTTCGTAGTTTTGTCCGTGGGGTTAAAGGCAAAGATGATTATGTTACTGAAGATGCTCAAGACATTATTGAGAAAGCAACTGGGCGTTATTATGGGCTTAAAAGCACATTAGAGTCAGTTAGCAAACAGCGTGGATACACAGACTATTTTGAGAACTACGAGCCAACTGACTTTGAAGTTAGTGAAGATGACATCAATGACCTAAAACAAAAACTTACAAGAGAAGTTTTTGATAGTAAATTAGAGGGCAGCCTCGGTGCTGTGGGTAAAGCAATGAAACACAGTAATCAACTACAAGAAAAGAAAAGCGGCGATTTTTACGACTGGGACGATTGGTCAAGATCAGCAAAGCAAAATGGTGCTGAAATTAAGGGCGATATCAGTGGTGCTGTTGCTATAGTTAATGGCAAAGAGATTGGTGAATGGAATCAAGATGACGCAGACGTCACTGGCGATAAAATTGCTAGCAGATTTAAGAAGCCAGGTTATGGTGAGCTTAACGTAGACGACGGTGATCGATCTGACTCTGCTGAACGTGAGTTTATTGTTCCGACTAGTTTAGAACTAAGTCCAGGCGGCACTCCAATTTCATCTATGCAGTATGCTAGTAAAGAAGACCTGTTAAACTTACTAATGGTAGACGTTGCTAGTCGTGCAATGGACGACGAAGTTGCTAACTTTGCCGCTAAAATGGCAGATAAAGTAGGCAGTGTCGGAACACCATTCGGACAAGACGCCAACGATCCAGAATTTAAAGCAGATAAGAAAAAAGCAGTTGCACTTGCTAATATGTATATAAAGCAAATGAGTAAAAAAGACGAGAGCGTTGAAGAAGACGAAGTACCGTTTGAAGAAACAACAACCCCAGATCCTTTTGATGTATATGCAGAAAGTATGGATAACATTGTTGACGACGAATACTCCGCAATGGACAGTTTTACAAACAACTTAAACTTATCTCCAGAAGAGGACGCTATGATAGCGTCCAATCAGTACGAAGACAATGACGAACTAATGGCTAAGTTAATGGATCACTTTAGTGATGCAATGCCTTACGGAACAGCCAAAGGCAGAGACGGCGATCCGTATGAATTTATATTCCAAGAGTTAGATAACATGGGATTAATTAAAGAAGGCGAAGTTGAACTAGACGAAGAGCCAAACGAAGGTAACGAATTCTCAGGCAAACGTAAAGAAGCTATTGATGCAGGCAAGGATGAGTTTGAAGTTGATGGTAAGATGTACAAAGTTACTAAAGAAGACGAAGAAGAAGTGGACGAAGCCGCAAAGCCAGACTTTCTAGACTTGGATAAAGACGGTAACAAAAAAGAGTCAATGAAAAAAGCCGCTAAAGATAAGGAAGACAAAAAAGAAGTTAAAGAAGGTACATGGCACATTGCAGACGATATGTCTGGTCTTCAAGAACTTATAGCAAGCGGCCCTATCCCAGCAAAAGATGCACTAGACGTAGTATCTGAATATATTGGTGATGATGATCTTAGCGATGCGATTGGTGAATTAGAAGAAAAAGATCCAAATGCAGACGCAAGAGATGTTATTAGAGATTTCCTAGAGCAAGGTGACATGGACACTTATGAAGAAGTTCAGGCAGTTGAGGAAGAAGATGATATGGCATGGCTTAGAAAAGCAGCAGGCATTGGATCAGGTGCTAGGAGTAACCACGGAATTCGCGAAGGCGAAGAAGGTTACCAAACTACACCAAGAAGTTTGGTAGCCCGTGAGATGAGAAAACTCCAGGATCTTGCCAAAGACTAATAGTATAAAAATAGACAGGGGAGTAATATAATGCCATGTACTAATGAAGAGTGTAAAGACCCAGAATGTATTTGTGATCCTTGTGAATGCACAGAAGATAGTTTATGTAAGTGTTGCAACGATAACTAAATGAAATTAGTTAACTTAGGGTGTAGTTTTAGTTATGGAAATTGTGTTAGTGACTATGAAACACTTTCTGAGGAACACGTAGGTCCCGGCACACTAATTGCAAAACATTTAGATTATGAAGAAGTTAATTTAGCAAGTCCGGGTCTAAGTTTAGACGGAGTTCTCCGTAGATTATACACATTTGATTTTGATAAAAACTCTACATTTTTAGTTGGGCTTCCTCCTGAGAGTAGATTCCAAGTTGTCTCTACTAAATTCCGTGATCAAAAAAAGATACGCGGCAGCTTTAGTACAGATGCTTCAGCAAACGCATTTAACAAAGGTCCAACAATACCCACAGATTGGTTCCTTACGCAATCTTGGTTAAACTCTTTTGGTTTTAAAAATTACAATGTTAGTGAACATGTACAATACCATACGTGGTTTAATATATTGCTTATACAAAAACGACTTGAAGAACTAAACTGCAAGTATTGGTTATATAACAGCGTATATGGACACATGCAAAATACAACAAAAATACCAGAATTGCAAAAACTAAAAGATAGCATTAGTTTAGATAACTACTATCAACCAAATTTAGGAATAAGAGACTTTAGTGATACAGACATAAAATACCAAATAAGCAGAGACGATTCCCACCCAAATCTCTCATGTTACAAAGAATGGGTTAAAGAGTTTGTAGATACGTTCTTATCCAAGCGCATATGGGTTAATTAACAGGAGCATTTATTGCTCCTTTTTTTATCAGAAAAATACTCTTTTAATATTGACTAGATAAATACAATACCATATACTATAAGAGTTAATATAGTGTGTGAATGGCACATACAAACATAAAACAATAGGCTAATAGGCAACAAGGAAATTAAACAATGGCATCACTAGCAGAAATCCGTGCGAAACTTAAAGCACAAGAAACACGTTCAGAGCGTGGAACAAGCGGCGGCGACAACGCAATTTACCCACATTGGAATATCCCAGAAGGCAGTACTGCGGTACTACGTGTCCTTCCGGATGCAGATCCTAACAACACATTCTTTTGGATGGAACGACAAATGATTCGTTTACCATTTAGCGGCATTAAGGGTGATATGAACTCTAAGCCGGTAACTATCCAAGTACCATGTGTAGAAATGTGGAATGAAACTTGCCCGATACTTTCAGAAGTACGTGTATGGTTTAAGGACAAGAGTCTTGAAGACATGGGACGCAAGTATTGGAAAAAGCGTTCTTATATTTTCCAAGGCTTTGTTACTGAAAATCCAATGGTTGACGACACAAGTCCAGAGAACCCAATCCGTAGGTTTGTTATCTCTCCAAGTATCTTTAACTTGGTAAAAGATGCACTAATGGATCCAGATATTCAGGAAATGCCAACAGACTATACAGCAGGACTGGACTTCCGTGTTACTAAAACTACAAAAGGTCAGTATGCAGACTATAGCACAAGTAAGTGGTCCCGCAAGGAAACTGCTCTTGATGCAACGCAGATGGCTGCTGTTGATAGTTTTGGACTGCACAACTTAGCAGACTTCCTTCCTAAACAGCCAAGTGAAGTAGAACTTCAGGCTATTAAAGAGATGTTTGAAGCAAGTGTAGATGGTCAGCCTTATGACACAGAACGTTGGGGTCAATACTATCGTCCATATGGCGTTAGTGTTCCGGATGCTCCAACAGCACCAGTAGCAGTTGCGGCTCCAGTAGCGGCTCCTGCTCCAGTAGCTGAAGCGGCTCCGGTTGCTCCAGTAGCTGCACCAGTGGCTGAACCTGCTCCAGCAGTTGAAGCACCGACAGAAGGCGGCAAGAGTGCAGAAGACATTCTTGCAATGATTAGAAGTCGACAAAAGACTTAATCGTAAACTGGGGAAGATGATATGCTGTCTATCCTAGATCCTATCATCTTCCCTGACGATTGTCTTATATTAAAGTTACAAGATTATTACATTTACCCTATCTTTAAGAATGGCAGTAGTAGCTTAAATCAAAGCGGCTATACTGTGGTATCTCCTGATGAATACGCTGATATTCCAGAAATAACAGTATTCGTAAGAGACCCGTTTGAAAGATATCTATCTGGTGTAAATACATTTGTACAACATAATCCAGCATACCACCAAGAAACATTAGTGCATATTATCAGTAAAAACTTGTTTTTGGATAGACATTTTTGCTTACAGTTTCATTGGCTAGTTAACTTACAAAGATTTACACAAGCACCAATAAAACTAAAGCCGATGTCTGAATTGAATCATGTAATAGACGTACATAACAATGTATCTAAAAACAAGAGTTTTAGAGAAGTGTTTGCAACCCACAATAAATTGCATTTTTACTTGGCATTAGACAAAGTTCTTTTTTATGATTTAATTGGACAGACTGTAGACTTTAAACAAATACTAACAACATTAAAACAGAATTACCCAGATACTTACACTGAAGTAATTGAAAGATCTAAACAGATATGCAGTGTCCTAGACTAGATCACTTTGTTAGATTTAACACAAACGGCTCAGTTACATGCTGTGGGCATATGGTTAACCCTCAA